TGAGAGAGATTCAAGTCAAGTGCATCAGCTTCATTGGCGCGTATAATTGTAAGCAAGGCTTTCTCCTGTGCTTCCACTGAGCCATCTTTCTTGAGTTTGTTGATGATGTCCTGAACCTTTCCCATGCCTTTACAAGTAGTCCGAAACCTTACGGGGTTAGCGGACCGGTTTTAACATGTCCCACTACGGCACGTTAACAACTTGTGCCCCTGTTGACTCGTACGCATGGAGCGACAAGTCTACTGGTGCAACCAGGTCAACAAAGCCATCAATGAAAGTTGTTGAAGCATCTACCAGGTAGACACCATCATCACCCTCAGTAACCGTGTTAACCGTTTGAGCGGCTCCGGCATTGTTGGTCACAACAAAGTCAGCGGCCACCAATCCAGACACAGGAGTACCGTCACACTTCTGAGTAACGGTAACTGTGAAGTCAGCAGCGGATACCGCACTCACCACAAGGTCAACGTCTGTCAACGGCTCTAACTCGTTTACAATGGTGCAATCGAAAAGGAATCCTGACTCATCAATCTCCTTGTTATCCGCAAGCGATACATATACAGGGGATTCTGTGAGAACATCTCCCATGTTGATCTTGATCTTCTCAACGTTCAACAGGTCGAGGCTCAGGCCTCTGTAGTTTCCATCGCTGTCCTCGGTTAAAAGGATTTGACGCTCGGAGTCGATGATGATAACACGGCCTCCGGTTCCTGAATGAGAGAACATTGCCTTATGCAAGCAAAGGCTCTTTGAGATCATGAACTTGAAGCGGTAATTACCGTCTCGGATTTTACGGGAGCCGAAAGGACTCTCGGAATAGACCGTTTCCTCGGATGCATCTTCTGCATTGGAGAATTTCGGCCACAAATAAATGCGCTCATCCACCGGTCCCTCAAGAGAATCCTGTAATTTGGTTCTCAGGGCTGAAGCGGACGCAAGATTAGCATCGGTCAGAACGAAATCGTCTGGCGTGGTAATCATGTATAAAGGCAAAGCGGGAAGTTTAGAACATCTCGACTTGCTTAAATTCTGTTTTGAATCTGTGCAATCTGCCATTTGTTTTTTAACAGTTTAAATCTTTTACTCGTTGGTTTACTTTCAACCCGATGATCTCAATGGCATCAATCGGATCGTTGAATATGTTCTTTACGTTGCCTTGTGTTCCTTCTGTTCCCCAGAAAGGACGGTCCACTTTAGTGTGCTCAGGATAGTCAAGGTTACCAGTCCAGAAGAACAGTCCACTTCTTTGAAGCTCCTGCATGAATCTTTCATAGATTGGGTAAAGTACAGGCTCGAATATGTTACTCATCCTCTCCTCAGCGTTCCACTTCTTATCGTTGTAGTTTGCGATCAGGATGTTTAATGAATAACTCCATATTCCTTTACTTACCGTTTCCACTATATCCATGCGTAAAGCAATGAGCGGATACTTCTGATTACTCTGCCGGTTCTTGTCCTTGTCGGTTAACCTCTTGGCTATCTCCACAGGATGCCCATACATATAAAAAGGCATGAGCAGCATGTTTGCATTGCTGAAGGTATAGTCAAATGTTTCATCGAACACGACAGCAGGGTTGGCAATGGATGCCATATACTCGACCATTGGCTCACCATAGCTGATATTAATCGGCCTCATCCTTTCAATCACAGTGCCTATATCGTTTACAACTCTGGGAGTCATATACCGGCAATGTTCATGAGTTCAGGAGCGCAAAACATCCAGACAATATCATCCACCTCGTACTCATCTCTGTTTGCAACAAGGAAACCGTAAAGCGTATCCTCTGTTGACAGGCATTCCTCATACCGGTAACTTCTGCCACCGTAATACAAACCTGCACCGCCTCGGATGACTCCTACCTTTTCAGCGTAGTCATTGTTGGCTCTGCAAATCCGTAAAGCAGGGGAGATTAATGTTGAGTTTTCATTACTTGGAACGACAACACCGTTGCCGGTGAAGCTGTCTGCATTGTCATACATCCACCTGGAAGCAATGAGCGGCACAAAGAGTTTAACCAGGCCGTTCCACTTCCATGTCTTTCCATTGTATTCGTACTCAGCACCGTTCTTGAGTTCGAGCCATTTGTTGTCAGCTTCGATCAGCGTCCAGTCAGATCCTGCTACCGGGAAGGTTCCGGTTGTTACCGTTACCGCTTCCCAAATATCATTTCCATAGACGTATTGATCTCCAATGACGGTGGCCGTTTCCTTATCGTAGTCATCCGGTAAGTCTTCAAGTCCATCAATAAAGGCATCGTAAAGTTGCCGCCCCAGCAATTTCAAAAGTGCCTCCTCCTCAACTGAGTCCACGTAATCGGGAAAAATATTAGATACTTTATCCAGATTGGGCAAGTTGTAAGGTGGTATTTCAAAATTGCTGGAAGTGGCAAACATATTCTTATCAGTGTTTACTTACTACGGAACATCTTAGCGGTAAAACTTGCTGCCATTGTACCCGTGCCCGTCCATGAGACTCGATAGTATCGCATAGGACTTCCGGTTATAATCCAGTGGTAAGTGTTACTCGCATCGGTTGCCGTGAATGTTGGCAGTGCTGTGGCTGTATTCAGGGTGTAAAGTGCCTTGAAGTTTGTGCCATCAAGACTACCCTGAAGCGTGATCGTACCGCCTACCGTTCCACTGATTTTAGTAACCGCTACCCAGATGGTTGTAGTCGTGGCCGGGGCCGGACTTACAACAGGAGTAGTGAGATATACTGTACCCGTGTTCGTTACCGTGTCAGATGTGAAGTCATAAACGCTCTTTAAATCGAACGTCTGCGCTTTACTTTCAATTGTTGAGAAGGCTACCAACCCAACAAGAAATAATAGAATTAACTTTTTCATGTTTCTTTTAATTGATTAAGGAGCTGCTAATTCTGTGATCGCATCGCTGAAATCACCTGACACAAATGCCCCTGCATGGTTCGTCTTAACGTAAGACACCAGGCGAATCTCTCCGAGAATCGTTACCAGGTTCTTGGTGAAGTCATCTGCATCCAAACCAATGTCCACCGTCATTCCCTGACGTACACGAACATTAAGTTTAGAGAAGTCTCCAACGGTGAACTTGTCAACAGTCTGGCCAGTGTTCTCCAGGATTCTTACTCCTGAGATAGTCATACCATCTGCACTCTTGAACGGAGCCAGTACATAGTGACCATCTGCACCTTTCTCCAAATCCATTGCAGCCACATCATCGGGATGCAGCAATGCATAGTTTGGAATGAATTGATTGGCTACCACTTGCGCAATAGCTGTTCTCAATACATCAGACTTGTTGGGATTTTCAATTGTGGCCGCGAAACTTCCAGCCGAATATGCTGTGTCCTGATTCAGCAATCCATTCAGTGAAGGCGTTGAACCATCACCTGAAAGAAGGGCAGCATCAGCAGCAAGCAACACGGTTTCACGAAGTTCGGTGTCAATCTCATTCTGCAACCCTGGCAGATCACTCAACGCTTCCTTCGAAACTTTGATGTAAGCCGTCAGCTTCTCAACTTTTGCGGATTTTTCAACCCAGTCAAAGTCGATCATATTTTTTGCAGCACCTTGAGCTGTCTCTCCTGCGGTTCCGTCAGGGTTTTCTTGTTCTGCCCATTGTGCATACATCGTATTGATTGGCGATGTGTTGGCAATGTCCAGAATCCAAGGTCTACGTCTTACAACGCGGGTTAACCCTGCCTCAAACTGTGACAGTTCGTAGGGTATTGAGTTTGTACCCACAGCGTCAACGTTGCCAGTTCCCATTGCGGCTGCAACTTTACCGACAATGTCCAAATCCTTTACCTCAATGGTCCGGTGTTCACCCTTACGCAATGGTGTGTCAAGCAGTTTGTTTGCCTTAAGCGCTTCGATGATTTGAGCACCCATTGATTTCCTTTGATTAGAAGGTTTTGGGGCATCAGCAAACTTGCGCATCTCTTCACCTTGAGCCTCTAAAGCCTTGGTGATTTTTTCGATGGCTCCCTCGGTAATGCCAAGACTTTCCAGCTTGGATGCAAGGGCTTCTGGCGTAAGCAATCCTTTGACTGCTTCCGCTACTTCTTTCTTAACAGATTCCGAAATAGCTACGCCATTGTTTTTGGCGGCTTCTTCGAGAATTGCTTTTAATTCTTTTTCGTCCATTTTTTAGATGTGTTTTAATGGTTGATAATATTCTTTCAACTCGCTTGCCTTCAGAGTGGACTTAACCGGCTCTGTTTTCTTGTCAGTGTCCTCAGACGGCTGACCCTTCACTTGTTGTATTGATTGAGTGGGCGTTGCCCAATTCGATCCTTTAACTACTGCACTACCTTCAATGACTTTAGCCTCAGTCACGGCCCAGAAGTACCCTACTTCCAGTACCTCATCCTTATTCACGATCAGGTCAAAGTACTTTTCCCATACAGCGAACTCCTTCTCATAGCGGTCATCATTGACAGCCATTTCAATCTTCACGTACCGCATTCCTACCGAGTGCTGCCTTACTTTTCCAAGTCGGTACTTCTCGAACATGTAAGGATTCTCATCCTTGTCGATGATGGAATCAAAAATCAAAGCCTGAGTTTGACCTTCGTAATTGATGCCCATCTCGTTCCAGGTCATCTGCTTGGTGAAGGCTTTCACATTGTCGGAGATGATACCCTCGAATGAGAAGTCATGCATCTTCACCAGGTAGTGGTCCTTTGTTTCTTTCAAGGATTTATTCCAGAGCTGGTCGATGTGAACATCACCGTGAGAGTCGAACAGTTTGGTAGTGTTGATGATGGATCGCACCTTTATACGTGAGGCTGTTTCGGAGATCGTTTCCGATTTGATAACCTCATCCGCTTTCTCAGCCACGAAAACAGGAGAATAACTAACAGCGTCAGCATGTTTTACGGTGCTTTTCTTTTGTGCTGTGAGTGCAGCTTTATTCGTAATGAGCCAGTCTATTAACTTGGCTTTATCTGCAAACTCCGGGATAGATAGTGTTGTCATTTCTTTACAGTTTGATTCCCTTTGACTACTGCCTCCTTGATAGCCTTCAGGCGATCGATTTCATTCTGCGATATTTTAACCTTAGGCTTGCTCATATCACTACTTCTTACCTTTTTTAATTCGTGCCTTATAGCGTTCCTTGAATGATGCATTACGGGCAGCTTGTCTTTCCTGCAGCATCTCGATGAATGACTTCTTGGCACTCAGGTTCTTTTGCTTTGGAGCTGCCTTTTCTACAAAATCCTTCTGTTTGGATGCTGACAATTCAGCCTCTTGCTTCACCTGCTCATCAGAGATTCCCATCTCAACAGGAGCCGTCAATTCAGGTTCCTCAACCTTATCAGCAGGAGCATCATTAGCCTCTCCGTTGTGGTCAGATATATTTTCAATGGACTCAAGGTCTTTGAAGTCTGCTGCTTCTGGTTTCTGATCTGCTTTTTTTGTTCGCTTTCCCATATCATGCTGCGTTTGATTTTATGCCGTATTTTTTTAATTCCTCCTTGTATTCTTCAATGCCAATCGCTCCATCCTGAAGCATCTTTGAAAGTGCATTGACTACCGATGTAAGCGCATCGGCTCGTTTCTTTAAATCGTCCTGGAATATTTCAAGGTGTGAGAAGTCCTGAATTAGTTTCTTCTTGCCGTCAGGGTAGAACTCTGCATTTAAAGCCATGCATCGCTCATTTGCTTCCGGTATGATAGTGCGCACATACATTCCACGCTCTGCAATTCGTTGATTCTCGAATGTGGCACCCTTCTGTCTTACAAAGATTTCTGAAGGCGTACCGAAAGAGTCGAGGATCTTATTGAAAGACTCCTCAGTTTCCTGGAATAAGCCTAAGTTTTGCGGGTTATTTGAACCACGTTGGACCCATGCCATGTCAGCATTGGTAATAATGTCCTGATGCTGGCCTTCTAATGTTCCGTATCCTCTTAGTGCTTCTTGAAACTCGTTCTTTTCCTTCTGGTCCAGTGGCATTGGTGCGCCTATACCGTCCTTTCCTTTTGTTACCCATGCACCGTTAGCCCCCCGATATTTCAGCACAATCCCGCGTGACTCATACGCCATCCTGATATTGTTGATAGGGGCGGCAAGGGCTTTTAGTTTAGATTCCCCGTTAAGGATGTTTTTGTCATTGGCTGACTTGATGGTGACCCTGTTGTCGTTGAGGTGGATAATCTGCTCGGCAGGTATTTCTGTTTCCTTGTATTCCCCGGGCTTTTTGAGATAGTACTTTACACCGTCAGGAGTTTTGGAGTGAACAAAAAAGGATGTTTTCTCCTGGTACTCTGACTTAATCAGGTTGGGTGGGAGTGTGAATAAAGCCTTTGAATCGGTAAATTTCATCCCTACCCCAAAATACCCGTACAGGTATTCGTTACCGTATACCTCATGGAAGATTGTGGTTTGCTTGATAAACTCCTTGCCAGCCTGAAACCAATTTGGCGACTTTAACAGTGCGAGTATTGGCTCGTTTGGGTATTCATTACCTTTATCATCAACGACTTTAAACCTGCCATTGCTCATGGCATTTGCCTTCATGTTTATAACCGCGTTAACTTCAGGAATGGAGGTGAATGCTACCAGACAATCTATATCTGCAAAGGCGTTGTAATTGGAATTTAATGGGAACAACCAGCCGGTACCGAATCTTTTCGGAGCAAAGAAGTTGCTGATGATGGGAGGAATAAAATCCCAGTAAGTCACTTATCGCATAATGGTATATGCAAAAGTCAATGATGTAGACGGGTTATTTTAATTACGTGAACAGTTGCGAACAACTACGAACAACCGCGAACAATATTTTGTAATTCAGTTTCCTTAACAAATGTTCGACCTCCTACTTTGTACTTGATGAGCTGCTTTTTTTTGAATAGGGAATACAGGAACGTTCGCCCGACTTTCATTTTGTAGAGTGCTTCCTTCACGGATAATAAATCTGCCATATCGTTAGTGGTTAGTGGTGTTTTCATCTTCTTAAATTTGATATTGCTGCCATGCGTATGGAGTCAAAAAAATGGTTATGATCGTCAATGGGTTCATCCAGGCGGATCCCGTTAATCTCACGGTATTTGTAATTGGATTGTTCTTTGCGTATGGGTGGCCGGTCAACAAAGTGAAGACTATACTTTTTCAGTAGGCTAATCCCGAACTTGATTGAACCCGGGAACTTGTTAACGGCAAACACTTGCAAGCCTGAATGGCGTAAGGCTGAAATCATCCCAGGGTCAGCACTATCGGCCATGATACGCTCATTTGGGCAGAACTGGCGAAGGATAGGAATAAGCTCGTTTTGAGATGGTGTAGGCCCATAATACAGGCAATCCGCGTATAGCTTTTCACCTACTACCCCGATCTTGGTTAAAGCTGTGGGGCTTTGAGTATATCCAAAGTCTAAGCCATAATAAACCTGTTCAATGTTTTCCGGAAACTTGTCTATCCAGGTAACGTGCTGGAAGATTAACCCCTCAGGAGCGGACCGTAAGCCGAGGCCGTAAACGTTCCACATATAGTCATCAGCCGTACCCTGTTCAATGTTCTTTGGGTTTGATGGGTCATAGCTTAAAATCTTGTTTCTTTCAGGATCGCTTAAGTGTGGGTTATCCAGGAATGTGGTTTTGATATATCCTACATCCTCACGGCTTGCAACCCTATCGTAAACCCAGTGATCGGTTACCTTTGGGTTATAGTCCATCCACCAGAACTTACGGCAACGCATTTCGGTCTGGTCAAAAACCTTCTGAGAGATGTCAAGAGCCTCGTTGTAGTAAGTGTAATCACTGCTAACACCATGCATTACAGTGTCACTATCAGCACCGAGCAGGTTTATTTTATTGCCAAATAGTTTGAAGCTCGATACCTCTTGCCGATCCGCGAAAGGCGAATTGATACCGAACATTGGTAAACGCCTGTTGAAATCCTCGTACAGTGTGGTTTTAAAGGATTTGTAGGTTTCTTTGATGATGTTGATGGTTGCCCCCGTTTCAACACGGGCACATAGGTAGATGATAAAATCAACGCTGCTCCATGTCTTAGCGGACCGGCTTGAACCCTCAAGGATTACGCCTCGCTTGATCCTAAAGTTGTTCTGTAAGTATTTGAGGTTGGGATTGATAACACGGGTCATTCCTTACCTTTAAACTCATCCTCTGATGGAAACAAATCATCCACACTCTTGCGGGTTTCAAGGTTCATGCTTATCTCCTGCTTTGCCTTGCCTTCAACCCTGTCGAAAATTTCAGTGATGGCTTTTATCTCTCCTGCGGCTGCCTTCTTAACTAACTTTTGGATGATAGCATCCTGAAACTGCTTTTTTTCCTTTACTCCGTCATCATTTAAAATTTCAACATCTTCTTCGAGCATAGCCCTAAGGATGGTTGAAAGGTTACGGCTACCCTTTGGCCTTCCGGTTGGGTTAGGTGATGGGTCTCCTTCTTTCCAAGGTTCCTTTAAATTTTGCGGGTTAGGCATTATTCGGTGTTTTTACGGTGTTTTTTACCATTTATTCTTAGGACACTTAGACTTCGGTGATCTTCTTTTTGCTGCCATCTTGCAAGAGCAGAAAGGGCAGGAGTTTCGTTTTACGTTGTAGTGAACACATGCCTGGCATATTGCGAGGCGCTGCTGATCGAGTTCTACTTTTCGATTAAATAGAAGGTTAACGTGGCCGGTTATGATTTCGGTTACGATCATGCAGACTTAATCTTATCGTCCATATTCCTGAGCTGCTGTTTAATCACTCCTGGCTCACTCTCACCCTCGTAATGCTTCAGGGTTTTATAGTCTGAGATTCCGGCTAAGTCCTTAAACCTTCATTACGCTTGGCCTTCAATACATGAGTCCAAAGATAGTGAATTTACGGCCAGAATGTGTTGATATCCATTCATATTTGAAACCCATCATCTTGATACACTTGGCCCCTGAATAGTGGTATTGTACGATTGCCGAATGAATACCCGCGATCTTACAGGCCTCCTTAATGTTTTCATGGACGTTCAACCGGAAGAAATACCCTTCAAAGTGTACGCTTACCTGTTTTGCCTGAATACGGTTCCCTTATTGCGCACCGGCTCTCAAAAAATAAAAAAAGCCTTGCAACCATTTGCATCAATTAAAGGCTTTTAATAGTTTTGTCCTGAGGTTCTTTTTTTTATTTGTCTAAGGTTTAAAGAGAGAATGAAAAGCCGGTTCTGAGGGGTTCCGGCTTTTTTTATTTGCCGATGTTGTCAAGGACCTTCTGATACATTGCGTTAAGCTTCTCTTTGTCCTCCTCATTTTCCGGTATCGGTATCTGAATAATCTGGCCCGTCTTCTGATACATCCGAGTCTGCACCACATCAATCATGTGACGGATGTGAAATTGCTTATAGGCTTCGGTGTGCTGGGGTTCGGGTTTTACCATTCTTCTGCCTTTAATGTCATTCCTTTCTTAAGGTCAAAGATGAGACTTTTTGTGTAAGTGTCAATCTGAGTTTTAATATCAACTGCCTTAACCCTTTTGATTCCCTCAAAAAGGTCAGTTTTTGCCCCGAAATCAATGTAAAAACTTTTTCTTTCAAAAGACTTGATAATTAACAACAAATGACTTTACTTTGAAACACTTTAAAACATAAAACACACACAAAAGAAAAACAAAAATGGACGGTGAAGTTAAACAAAAACTTGAAGTAAACAAATCTAAGGGCGTGAACCTACGCCTTGAGCTGCCTAAGTCTATTCATCGGAAGGTGAAAAAACACCAGTACAAACTGACCGGAAAGCCAACAATGGCTGACGCTGCCCTTGATCTTATCTCTAAAGGCCTCGAAACCGCAACTCTCTAACCCCTCAACTATGGAAACCTTAGAAGCAATCAACATCAACACGGTAGACTTTAACAAGTTAAGCCTCGAAAGCCTTTGCGAGATATACGCTGCCAGCTTTGGCATGTGTGTAGGCTACACCAACCCGGCTCCATTACGCAGGAGCCTTGAGTACCAACGCGAGCAGGGCAGTGTGGTGTTTCCTCATAATCCTTCACGTAGACTTTTAAACGAACTGTAATCATGACAACATATTCTCAGCAAATCAAAGCCATTATGTACGCTAAGTCATTCTTTGAGAGTAAAAACCGAAAAGAACTTGCTTCATGCCTTAATGATGCAGGCTCAACTATCGCAGCCTTGAACCTTACTAAAGATTTACCATTTGACGCTGAAAAAGCAGAGCGTGAATGCAGGGCTGACCTGAAAGAGATTGCCCACTTCTTTGGAGGCTGGGATGAATTACGAAAAGTGATTGACGGCTTACAGGATAACGACAATGAAGCCGCCTATGAAAGAGCAATGACTAACTATTAATCCCTCAATATGGAAACTCAAACCTTAGAAAAAGTACCGACTGAAAGTGCCTTCTCAATAGGCACATTTGA